TGAGAGGCTTTATTAGGACGGATCCGGTGTCGTTCAGTGGAATGTATGTATTTCCGGTCAATTTCGGTCAGCCTATTAAACATAAGCATTATGCGGATACTACCACTTTTATGATGGCAGTAGTTAGGGACCTGATAGCACCATATGATGCGAATGGAAATGATAGGGAGGCTGCGGAAGTGGTGTTACCGAATGATGATGATATGATTGGTCAATTGTCCTGTCGCAAATATGACTTCACAAGCAATGGAAAGCAAAAGGTAGAAAGCAAAAAGGAAATGAAAGAGAGAGGTCTTCCGTCTCCTGATGAAGCGGATTGTATTTTGCTGGTATGCTTGCCAGTAAAAATAAAAAAAGGGGGAAATAAACCAAATGGCAAATAATAAACATTCTCCAAGCGTTGGTGTAAAAATCATTAAATCGGATGATAAGAGTGCACCTTTGTCTGTATTTACAGATAGGAAGTCTGCGGAGAAGTCCGTAGAGAAGTCCGATAAATCCGAGCAGCTGAGCAGAGACAACAGTTCAAATGCCTCAGAATGGATTTCGCACCCGGTTGACATGAGAGGACTTAAAGAGCTGGTGGACGATTCTACGATTCTCCCACAGTGCATTAAGGCATATAAAAACAATATTGCTGGCTTCGGGCTCTCTGTTCATTATATGAGCGACTATGATGAAGAAACAGAAGAGATGAAGGCTGAGTGGACGCAGTTAGAGGAAATTATCAATCTTCTTAATATGGATATCATGGCAAAAGAAGTATTTGAAAATGTAATCCGTGACAGGGCATTGCTTATTGCGAAGTTATCCGTGATTTCAGCGGTAATGTTGTGCAGTTGGAATTTATCATTGATACACCCAGTATTGATATGACCTATCCATTGGAACCGTATATGGATGTGGAATATTATTACAAGGGAAAAACAGTAGCCAGAAAAAAGAAATTCCGGAAATTCCGGCAGCAAATAGCAGGCAAGACAGTGTATTTTAAGGAATTTGGAGACCCTCGCATTATGGATAAGAGGACCGGAACCTATTTAGAAGATGAGGGTGCTCCTGTTGAGTATGACAACCAAGCGAATGAAATTATTGAGTTTCGTATAGGAAGTATGCCATATGGGGAGGTAAGATGGATAGGGCAGGTTCTTACAGTAGACGGAAACCGGAGGGCAGAGGTACTGAACAATAATTATTTCCGGGAGGGACGCCATACACCGCTTATGATTGTTGTTAAAGGAGGAACGCTGTCGAATGAATCTTTTGATAAACTCAAAAATTATATGGCGGAGATTAAGGGGGAAAACGGTCAGCATGCCTTTGTCGTATTGGAAACAGAATCAAATGAAAATTCAACCGCTTTGCAGGATGAGAAGCAGGCCGACATAGAAATAAAAGACCTTGCCTCTATATTGCAAAAGGATGAATTGTTCCAGGAATACCAGGAGAATGGACGCAAAAAAACGCAGTCAGCCTTTTTGCTGCCGGATTTGTATGTTGGATATACTACTGACTTTAACCGGGCTACTGCACAGACAGCAATGGAAGTAACTGAAAAACAGGTATTTCAACCGGAGCGTACCTCTCTTGCATGGACGGTTAATAACCGCTTGCTGAATGGGTATTGTTTTCGTTATGTTGAGGCTAAGTTTGATGATCCGGATATAACAAATCCAGATGACATACAGAAGATTCTGAACATAACAGAAAGAGCCGGAGGCCTTACGCCAAATCTTGCGAAGGAGATAACTTATAATACGCTTGGAAAAGATGGATGTGAGGATTACGAAGGCGATTGGGGGGATACACCTCTGCAGTATGTGAAAGCGTCCTCGGAGAAACAGATGGAAGAACCGGCTTATCAAAAAAACCCAATTTCCAGTGAGAAATTGAAACAAGTAGATGAACAAATCCAAAAAGCACATGATAACCATGATGTAGAGGTGGTTGCTGTTATGAAGGAAGTCAGGAAGATGCTGGCTGAGATGGGCGGTGTTGCCTGATGAAAAAAGGGAATCCTAATGACTTCCGGGAAAATTGTGGATGCCAGCGTCTTATCAAGGCTATCGACAGATACATAGAAAAAGCAGATAATGATTTGTCAAAAACACTGGATGATACTGGTTTTGCAAAACCAGAGGATTCTGTAGAAGCCATTGCAGATTTGGAAGATAGGCTGGCAGAGGTTTTGACAGACCAGACAACAGAGATTGCAAAAACGATGCTGGCCGCAGGAGATTTAACAGCGGCTTTAAAGGTAGCGGAAGAATTTTTTGCTGAAGATGAAACGAGACAGCGTTTGGCAGAAGCCTTAAAGGAATTTTATGAGGAAAATGTGCCAACATTGTCTACGGTTTATATCCGAGAGGCAGAAGATGATATGGTGGTATCACAGATTAGACAGCGTACTACTTCGTGGATCCAGTCATGGTCGGATGATTTGGCAGATTTAATGCAACTGACATCTAAGAAACAACTGGAAACCATTATCAGCGGTGCTTTGGAAAAGGGAAAAGGAGTTGAAGATTTAAAACGTCAGCTTACTGTTGATGGAATCCGTAATGAGGAATACCGGGCAAGGGCAACGTCTGTAACAGAGATGCTGAGGGCCCATAGTGTAGCAAAGGAGGAGGCGATTCAGCAGAGCCCGGCGACGGACAGGAAAGGATGGCGGCATTCTGGAGGACACCGCATAGCACCCAGGGAGAATCATGTGGCAATGGATGGCCAGATTGTAGCTAAGGAAAGACCATTTATTTTGATAGGGCGTAATGGTTCTACATATCATCCGATGTTTCCAAGAGACCCAAACCTTCCTGCAGAGGAAGTAATCAACTGCCATTGTACGCATATCCCTATTGTCAATGATGAAGTGCTCGGAATGTCGCTGGAAGAGCGCCAGAAACTTCAACAACAGATTATTGATGAAGACGATAGGGCATGAGAGAAGGAACTGGATGCAAGGAATAAAGCAAAGGCAGGTATAAAAGATACAGAAAATGAAATACCAAGAACTGAGAAGCTGAAACCGCTTGAAGTTGATAAAGCAGCAGTTACCAGTAATGCATATAAGAAAATGGTATATAATGCAGTCGATGAAATGCCGAAAGTAAAGCGTTCTGTCCGTGATTCCATAGGGAAGATTTACAAGCACCGGTCAGGGACTGACAATGAAGATTTGTATTTCATAAATTCTTCTACCGGAAGCGTCAGAACAAGTACCAGAGGAACAGAGCCAGGCACATGTGCACCTACAAAGCCGATGAAGAAAATGCTTGCAAATGCCGAAGAAGGAACGATTATCGGGATACACAACCATCCTCGTAATTCTGCCCCCAGTGTTCCGGATATTATGGCTGCCGCTAGGAGGAAATATAAGTATGGTATAGTGGCGTGCCATGATGGGACATTATATAAATATAAGGTTACAGGTAAAGTTAATGAGATGATGGCAGAATCACTGCTTGCACTTTATTAGGTAATTGCGAAACAAGTTCAAAATCTTGATTCCAATAGGGCAAAGGCCCGGT